GATTGACTTACAAGGCTATTCCATTCCTGGCATGTGACAATTATTGGCACGTGGTGCTGTTTTTCGTCACGATATGCCAATTCTCGCCAGTTATTGCACACGCGTGCGGTGGCGCGCGGGGCGTATAGGCGCAATAAGCTATATTTCAGTGATTCTTAAAAGTGTTTAGTAGTATTTACATCTATATAGGTAGTGGAGCGGTAGCGGTATGGCGCTGCGCTGGCGCTGACTTTTGCCGGGTGTAAAAGTGGCTTATTTGGCTATCCACACTATGGACCGCCGGCTGATGGACCGCTGCCCGGCCTGCTAGGCATCGAGCATTGTTGCAGTGCAACATAAGTAAGTGCCCACTAACTTAAAAGTGAGTGCCCACTAACATAGAAGTAAGCGCCCACTAACTTGAAAGTGAGTGCCCACTAACGTGGGGGAGCCCGGGCCTTGCGCTGGCCGTGTCGGTTACGGCAGCGTTTGTAAACAATTTTTATTTTTAAAAGTATCTTGTAAGCTCTTAGCTTGCAGCCACGGCATAGGTCAAATAGGCCAAATGGACAACACGTTTAAGTCCGTGGTATAACGCAGCCATGTTCCAGTCACTCCCACTGGCTATACGACCTAGAGTTCAGGCGACAGAGGCGCGTCTGGATGCTATATACAAAGCTGCATCTATGGGGTTAAAAGGGGATTCACTAGCACTGGCGTCTGGGATGCTGCCTTTAGAGTACCGGCAATTGTGCCAATTTGACCCATTGGCCGAACTAGCGGCGCAGAAGGGCAAGGCGGACAACGAACTGCGCGCAGCGCAACGCCTGAACGAGGCGTCAGATCAGGGCGATGCCAAGGCCAGCCTGGCAATACTCCAACACGTCCACGGCTGGACGGCCCGGCAGGAGATCAGTGTGGACGTCTATCAGAAGATCAGCGTCATCACGGCGCTTGAGCAGGCCCGCGCAAGGGTGATCGAGGGGACGGTGATAGATGGCTGAAGAAGAGAATTTTGCTGAACGACTTGTTGGTGGCGCAATTAGGCTTTATTCGCGCAATGCTGACCGCGCGGCAATGCCCACTAATCGACGGGTGTTTTTGGACTCGGTAGTTGATAAACGTAAAGACCCAATTACAGAATCGTCTTTCACTCCCGCTGAACTAACAGAATTATCTAACGTAGTAGCCGCCAAATACGCACCTTTGCACGCGCCGGTAAACCAATACGCCGCATATCTGCAAAAAAGTTTAGCCTCGCACGAAGCCGCAATAAAAGCTAAAGACTTGGATAAAACAATGTATCCCGAAGCGGCGGCGGCGTTCAACAAAGATTTGGCCGCAATACAAGCGTTTAAGGCCGGCAAACTTACGCAAGATTTTTTAGAGTTAGCCAGCGGCAAACAAACTTATTTCCGTGACCAAGCAATGCGCGAGGCATCTCGTGATAACAAAGATTTACGCGATTTTTTTAACGTAAAACCGTCTGTGCAATACGGTGATTACCGTTCTGACACCATGCTGGAACCACGGTCAATTTTTTCCTTTTCCCCTAGCGCAATGTTACAGACTACATTGGGCCGATTTAACTATGCTGTAGACCCCAAAACCGGCGGATTGGTAATAACGGATAGTTATGATTTTAACCCCCGGCCGCTACAACGCCAACACAACCGTTTAAACGAAGGCGACCTTGCAGAACCATTAGGCGGCGGCGCGTATGGTCTAATTAGGCAATGGGCAGGCCGAGCAATGCCCCCCGGTGCCGGCCGCCCAGTTAGAGTTCAAACAAATGCGTTAGCCCCGCCAATGCAAAACGGTCTGGCTAAATAATGCAATTACCGATCTATCAGTCTGAGGAAGAACAGCGGCTGATGGTCGAGCTGTGGTCGCCCGCGCTGGCGGACGACCCCGAGGCGTTTGTGCTGTTTGCCTTTCCTTGGGGCCAGAAAAACACACCGCTGCACAAGTTCAAAGGGCCGCGCAAGTGGCAGCGCGAGGTGCTGCGCGACATCAAGGCGCACATCCAGAACAACAAAGGCAAGGTGCAGATGGACACCTTGCGAGAGGCCGTCTCGTCAGGGCGCGGAATTGGCAAGTCAGCCTTGGTCAGTTGGCTGGTGCTGTGGATGTTGACCACCCGCATCGGCGGCAGCGTCATCATCAGCGCCAACTCGGAGAACCAGTTGCGCTCGGTAACCTGGGCCGAGCTGACCAAGTGGTCGGCTATGTCTATCAACAACCACTGGTTTGAGATCAGCGCGACCAAGCTGGTGCCGGCGCAGTGGCTGTGCGAGCTGGTCGAGCGGGATCTCAAGAAAGGCACACGTTACTGGGCCGCAGAGGGCAAGCTGTGGTCGGCGGAGAACCCCGACAGCTACGCGGGCGTCCACAATCAAGACGGCATGATGCTCATCTTCGACGAGTCATCAGGCATCCCCAACCCCATATGGGAGGTCGGCGCCGGGTTCTTTACCGAGAACACGCCGGACAGGTACTGGTTTGCTTTTAGCAACCCGCGCCGCAACGAAGGCTACTTCTTTGAGTGTTTCCACGCCAAACGGGCGTTCTGGAACACCCGCAGCGTGGACGCAAGGACGGTGGAGGACACCGACAAGCAGGTCTACGAGCAGATCATTGCCGAATACGGCGAAGATAGCCCGCAGGCCAAGGTCGAGGTGTACGGTGAGTTCCCCGACGCGGGCGAGGATCAGTTCATTAAGCCCATGCTGGTTGAGGACGCCATGCAGCGGGAGCGGTGGAAGGACACAACTGCGCCTATAGTATTAGGTATTGACCCGGCCAGAGGCGGCGCTGACTCTACGGTGCTGGTGGTGCGCCAGGGGCGGGACATTGTGGCCATCAAACGCTACTCGGGCGAGGACACCATGACCATAGTCGGGCGGGTAATCGACGCAATCGAGGAATATAAGCCTATTTTGTCGGTTATTGACGAAGGCGGGCTTGGATACGGCATACTTGACAGGCTAACCGAGCAGCGTTATAAGGTGCGAGGGGTAAACTTTGGCTGGAAAGCCAAAAACTCTATTATGTGGGGCAACAAGCGGGCTGAAATGTGGGGAACCATGAAGGACTGGCTGAAAACAGCGTCCGTTCCAGTTGATCGGCAGTTAAAAGCTGATCTGGTCGGCCCCATGAAGAAGCCTAACAGCAGCGGTACGATTTTCCTTGAAGGAAAGAAGGAAATGCGTAGTAGAGGGTTAGCTTCACCCGACGCCGCCGACGCGCTGGCGGTTACTTTTGCCTTTCCCGTCGCGCACCGCGAGTATCGGGAGCCGACCCGGCGCACAGCGTCATCTCACGCCAGCGTAACCAACTCTTGGATGGGTAGCTAGATGAAGAAAAGCGTATCTTTAGCGATTGGTCGAGGCGAGAAGCTCCCGGTTAGCAAGGGCGCTGGCCTGACCGCCAAGGGCCGAGCTAAATACAATGCAGCCACCGGCAGCAATCTGAAAGCCCCGGCGCCCAGCCCCAAGACTGCCGCTGACAAGGGCCGCAAAGCGTCATTTTGCGCCCGAATGTCTGGTGTGGTGGCTAACGCTAAAGGCCCGGCAGAACGTGCAAAAGCCTCTCTTAAACGGTGGAAATGCTAATTATGCCACTCGTCAAGTCACCTAGCCCGATGGCCTTCCGCAAGAACATCAAGGCCGAGGTTGCTGCCGGCAAGCCGGTGAAGCAAGCCGTTGCCATTGCCTATTCGGTCAAACGCGAAGCGGCGAAGAAGAAAAAATAGTGGCCTATCAAGACACAGGCATCAACGAAGCAGGCGCAGTCTCGTCAGGCGGCACCAAGTCCGACCGTGACAACGGCGACATGCTGGCAACGATGCGTACTCGCCTCACGATGGCGATTGCTGCGTATTCGGACAGCCGCGAGGATGAGCTGGACGACCTGCGCTTTCGTGCTGCCAGCCCCGACAACCAGTGGCAGTGGCCTGCTGATGTGCTGGCTACTCGCGGCTCGGTGCAAGGGCAGACAATCAACGCCCGACCCTGCCTGACCATTAACAAGTTGCCGCAGCATGTCCTGCAAGTGACCAACGACCAGCGGCAGAACCGGCCCAGTGGCAAGGTGATACCGGCTGACGACAAGGCCGACATTGAAGTGGCCGAGATATTTAACGGTCTGGTGCGGCACATCGAGTATATCTCGGACGCTGATGTAGCTTATGACACCGCCTGCGACAACCAAGTAACGTTTGGCGAGGGTTACTTTCGCATCCTGACCGAGTACTGCGACGACAGCACTTTTGAGCAAGACCTGCGAATTGGGCGTATTCGTGACTCGTTTAGCGTGTACATGGATCCTACGATTCAAGACCCCTGCGGTTCGGATGCCGAGTGGTGCTTCATCAATCAGGAAATCACCAAAAACGAATACGAACGGCAGTTTCCTGACGCGGCAACGCTGTCCAGCCTGCAATACGGCGTAGGTGACGGTCAACTGAACGCTTGGATTAACCAAGACACAGTGCGGATTGCCGAGTATTTCTACATCAAGCACGAAGCCAAAAAGCTCAACCAATACCACGGCGGAATTACCGCTATGGCGGGGTCACCGGAGGCCAAACAAGCTGAATTGATGGGTTTGAAGCCTATAAAAACCAGAGATGTGGACGTTCGGACGGTCAAATGGTGCAAAACCAACGGTTTTGAGGTGCTGGAGGAACGCGATTGGGCGGGCAAATACATTCCTGTTATCCGCGTAATTGGCAACGAATTTGAGATTGATGGCCGGATGTACGTTAGCGGTCTGGTGCGGAACGCCAAAGACGCGCAGCGCATGTATAACTATTGGGTCAGCCAAGAAGCCGAAATGTTGGCGCTGGCACCCAAAGCACCGTTTATCGGTTACGGCGGTCAGTTTGAGGGCTACGAGCAGCAATGGAAAACGGCCAACATCAACAACTGGCCGTATCTGGAAGTTAACCCCGATGTGACCGATGGGCAAGGCGGGCCGTTGCCGCTGCCGGCGCGGTCACAGCCGCCGATGGCGTCCAGCGGCTTGCTGCAAGCCAAAGCAGGCGCCGCCGACGACATTAAGTCATCGACCGGGCAGTACGATAGCAGTCTCGGCGCCACCAGCAACGAGCGTTCGGGACGGGCTATTCTGGCGCGGGAAAAGCAGTCCGACACCGGCACCTACCACTACGTTGACAACCTGGCGCGCGCCATTCGCTACGCGACCCGGCAACTAGTTGATTTGATTCCGAAAATTTACGACACGCAACGCATTGCGCGGATTATTGGCATGGACGGCGAAACCGACCAAGCTATGATCGACCCGACGCAACCGATGCCGGTCAAGAAGATTCAGAACGAGCAAGGCATTGTCATCAAGAAGATTTACAACCCCAATGTCGGCAAGTACGACGTTGCGGTGACTGTTGGCCCGAGCTACATGACCAAGCGGCAGGAGTCGCTTGACGCCATGAGCCAACTGCTGCAAGGCAACCCGCAACTGTGGGCTGTGGCCGGTGACCTGTTTATCAAGCACATGGACTGGCCGGGCGCGCAAGAGATGGCAAAACGCTTTGCCAAGACGATTGACCCCAAGCTGCTGTCTGACGAGGACGATCCGGCACTGCAAGCGGCCAACCAACAGATGCAAGCGATGGGGCAGGAAATGCAGCAGATGCACCAAATGCTGCAAAACGTCAGCCAGTCAATGGAAGCGCAGACGCTGAAGGTCAAAGAGTTTGATAGCCAAGTCAAAGCATACGATGCGGAAACCAAACGCTTGGCCCAAGTGCAAGCCAGCATGTCGCCAGAACAGATCCAAGACATTGTTATGGGCACCGTCCACGGCATGATTACATCTGGCGATCTGATTAACGAGATGCCGGGGCGTGACCAAGACATGATGCCTCAAGACATGATGCAGAACATGCCGCCGGATATGGAACAAATGCCGCCACCGCAAGGGATGCCACAGTGAAATGCACCGACTTTATGGGGATGCTGTTCTTAGCGCGAGACGTAGCGCACAGCGTCCACCTCAACACCCGCAGCTACTCCAAGCATGTAGCCTTAAACATCTTCTACGAACGTATCGTAGGTGCTGCGGACGATTTTGCCGAAGCATACCAAGGGCGGCATGGTCTGATTGGCCCTATCTCGCTTATGTCGGCTAAGAAAACCGCTAACATCATCGAGTTTCTGGAAGATCAGTTGAAGGAAATTGAAGCGTGCAGATATGAGGTGGTGGATAAGTCGGACAGTTCATTGCAGCAACTTATAGACAATATCGTAGAAGTCTACTTACGCACGCTCTACAAACTCCGATTCTTAGCTTGAGGTCAATTATGTCAGCCACCTATGAACGTATCACCGCAACTCATCAAATTAAAGTTGGGTTTACGGTTTTAAAAGGCATTTTTATTAGCGCCGCAAGCGCAACGCCAACCATCACAATTTACGATTCCGGCACCGCAAGCACTGGTGACCCGATCATAATAGGCGTGTTTACACCCGCAGCGGCAACTAATCACACCTTTACCGCAAACGGCATAACGGCAAGCAAAGGACTTTACGTCGTCATATCGGGAACGGTAGCAGCGACCCTATTTTTTGAATAACCGCACTGGCGCGGTACGCCAGGGATTCCAAGGAATCAAGCCATGTCTGAAGAAGTAATAGCGGAAGTACCCGCGCCGGAACAGGTCGCTACGGCAGCACCTGAGCCTGAGATAGCAGCGCCGGAAGCAGCACCCGAAGTTGAGTCTAAGGTATTCACACAAGAGGACTTAGACGCAGCCATCGGTAAACGGCTTGCAAGAGAACAGCGAAAGTGGGAACGCGAAGCAAGGCAGGCCGAAGCACCAAAGCCCGTCCCTGTAGAGCATGTTAAGCCGGAACAGTTCACGACTACCGAGGAATACGTTGATGCACTGACGACTTCCAAGGCAGCGCAGATTGTTCAGCAACAACAGTACGCGAAACAGCAACAAGAGTTGCTTGGTAACTATCACGAAAAGGAAGAAGATGCGCGGGGCAAATACGAGGACTTTGAACAAGTTGCGTACAACCCCAAGCTACCGATCACTAACGTGATGGCTCAGACAATTCAAGCCTCGGATAACGGCCCTGATATTGCATACTATCTCGGCACAAACCCCAAGGAAGCTGACCGCATTTCTCGACTTGAACCGTTCTTGCAGGCCAAAGAGATAGGAAGATTGGAAGCGAAGGTTGCTTCTGAACCCGTAACAAAACGTACATCCAGCGCACCTGCGCCGATTTCACCTGTTACCGCTCGTGGAGGTCACTCCGGCAGTTTTGATACCACAGACCCAAGGTCAATAAAAACCATGACCACAAGCCAGTGGATTGAAGCTGATAGAGCAAGACAGATGAAAAAGCAGGAAGCTAGGAACCGCTAACTTAATTCGTAATCAGGAAAGTTATCAGAAAGGCATCTTTTTCTAAGTGTAAACCTATGAATGCCAGTGATCTTAGCCGCCTCCGCGAAGGAGCGATATTCAACACCCATAACTCTGCAAGCAGTATTGCGGTGATGGGCGAGACTTCTCGCTTTTTTGGACGCATCGCTATGACCAGCTCTGGCAAAAAGAGGACGTTTGCGACCAAGAAGTGCGGCGCGTTGCTTGGCCTTTGTTTCCTCGGACGTAACCCGTCCGGTGCGATACTGGCGAATCTTCTCCCGCGTTTCAGGGCTACGGATGTATTTTCCGTTTTGAACAAGCATGTCGCTATGCCGTTCTTGCAGATGCTCTCTTTGCGTAAGGCATTCAAGGTTGTCGGCGCGGTTGTCGGTTTTGTCACCGTTAATGTGGTGAATTTGTTTGCTCGGATCGAAATCCTCAAGCCAACAGGTAGCCACAAGGCGGTGCATAAGCCTACGTCCAAACCACAAGTACCCCTGCGGATGGACGGTTGGGGTACAAGGTTGCAACTTTCTGATAACTTTCCCACAGCGCGAAACGGCGTAAAGATGGTCAAAAAATCGGTACTCGATTTCTTCTATCGTGACGCTAATCATGTTGTGCCTCGTTTGGTGGTTATGGAATCTTCATTCTAACTTAATTTTACGGAGAAGTATAATGGCCAACAGTTTATTGACAATCGATATGATAACGAGGAAGTGCCTCGAAATTCTCGAGAACAACCTAGTTATTTCGCGCAATTGCAACAAAGAGTACGACGACAGTTTTGCTGTTGAAGGTGCCAAGATCGGTTCGACCCTGCGGATTCGTCTGCCGGATCGTGCCTTGGTGACTGACGGTGCCGCCCTGCAAGTTCAGGACGACAACGAGCAATA